GAATAAAGGGGGTGGGGAAGTAAAATGACAAAACTTATCGACATGTTAAAGCTGCATGAAGGTGTGCGAACTCACGCCTACCAGTGCAGTGCTGACAAGTGGACTATAGGTGTGGGCCGAAACATAGATGAAAACGGCGGTCTGGGTCTAACTGAAGAAGAAATCAATGTGCTTCTTATCAACGACATAAAAAGAGTACAAGACGAACTGGGGGCCAGTTATTTTTGGTTTCGAGAGCTTGATGACGTGAGAAAAGACGCTCTGACAGATATTTGTTTCAACTTAGGGTTGTCAAGGCTGCGAGGGTTCGTTAAAGCGATTACCGCCATGTCTAGGAGACAATGGGATATTGCCGCAGATGAATTCATGGATAGCCGCTGGAGCCAACAGGTTGGGCAACGCGCTGTTACGGTCACGGACATGATTCGCACTGGCGAGTATCAGTAATGCCCCTTGCCAAGTTTATCTTTAACCCCGGTATCAACAAAGAAGGCACTGCGTATACGGCAGAGGGTGGTTGGTTTGATGGCAATCTGGTGCGTTTTCGCAAAGGCCTACCGGAAAAGATAGGCGGCTGGACCAAGTACATCGAGTCGAGTTACGAGGGGACGGGTAGAAAGCTACACGGGTGGGTGGATCTAGACGGCACACGGCTTTTGGGCCTCGGTACACGTCTCAAAATATACATACAAGAAGGCGCAAATTATAATGATATTACGCCTATACGCTCTACAACCAGCGCAGGTGATGTGACTTTTGCAAAAGTCGCGGATGGTTCTGCTGAATTGACTGTGACAGACACGGGTCACGGAGCCAACATTGACGATTTTGTAACTTTTTCTGGAGCGGCTTCGCTCGGAGGAAACATCACAGCGGCGGTGTTAAATCAAGAGTACCAAGTGGCGTCGGTTCCGACCGCGAACACCTTTACAATCAACGCAAAAGACACTTCTGGCACCGCTGTTCCGGCAAACAGCAGCGACACGGGCAACGGGGGCGGCTCTACTGTCGGGACATACCAAATCAACGTCGGTCTAGATGTATTTATCGACGGTAGTGGATGGGGTGCAGGCGCGTGGGGAGCTGGTACTTGGGGGTCTATTTCTTCTTTGGGTGCTTCGAATCAGTTGCGACTCTGGTCTATGGATAATTTCGGAGAGGACCTTATTGTCAATCCTCGTGCTGGCAGCGTTTATTATTGGGACAAAACAAACGGGTTGAATACTCGCGCTGTAGAGTTGAGCAGCCTGTCGGGTGCAAATTTAACACCGACTAGAGGATTACAGGTGATTGTTTCCGACGTTGATCGACACGTTTTCGTCTTGGGCGCAGATCCAATCAGTGGAGGTTCTCGTAGTGGGACAATTGATCCCTTGCTGATTGCGTTTTCAGACCAAGAAAATGCGGCTGAGTGGGAGCCAAGGGCAGATACGACAGCAGGATCTCTACGTTGTTCCGCCGGTTCAGAGATCATCGGTGGTTTACGGGCCAGACAAGAGACACTCGTCTGGACGGATGTGGCATTATACAGCTTACAATTTATTGGGCCGCCTTTGACTTTTGGTTTGAACCTGGTGAACGAAGGCGTAAGTTTGATTGGACCGAACGCCGCCGTAAACACGCCTCGTGGGGTGTTTTGGATGGATAAAAAAGGCTTCTACAACTACAACGGCTCTGTAAGTCCGTTGCCCTGTAGCGTTCAGTCTTATGTGTTTGACGACATCAATGAAAAGCAGGTCTTTCAATATTTTGCATTTGTAAACAAGCAGTTTGACGAAGTTGGGTGGTTTTATTGCTCAGAGGGTGCCACGGTAATTGATCGGTACGTTGTTTATAACTATGTCGAACAGACGTGGAATATTGGTCAATTGTCCCGCACGGCGTGGCTTGACGAGGGTATTGTCGCGTTCCCCCGCGCGGCTGGTAAATCAAATTCAAGTCACTTTTTATTCCAACACGAGACCGGGCACGATGACGACGGTAGTCCTATGACGAATGTATTTATCGAATCCGCTGACTTTGATATCGGTGATGGAGAGGAGTTTCAGTTTATACGCCGTATGATACCGGATGTGAAGTTCACGGGCGATGGGGGCAGTGATCAGGCAATCAACGTGGTGATGAAAACACGGAACTTTCCCGGAGAATCACTGACCTCGGACCAGACCACCAGTTTTACTGCTACGACTACAAAAATAGATATGAGAGCACGTGGGAGACAAGCTTCTGTCCGGTTTGAATCCGATGATGACGCAGGCACGGACGTGACTTTGGGGGTGGGCTTCCGACTCGGCGGCACAAGGCTCGATCTGCAACCGAATGGACTCTGTTGATCCAGATGCGACACCACAGTTTACTGCCGCTCGTCGAGATGAGTTGAAATTTAACGCTGGTGATATAATCTGGAATCTGACTGAAGGCGTTTTACAGGTGTATACCGGCAACGTCTGGCAGAATATATCTTCTCCGTCAACATCGGGGTTAAGCGCAACAGGAAGTGTCGGGACCGTCACGGTAGTAACCAACGGTTCTACGGTTGTAACAATCAGTTAGCGGTAACTTATGGCGGAACCTGCTCTACAATACGACGAATTAGAAGATATCGAGCCGATAGAGATACCTGCCGGTGGCATTGCTACCTTTCTGACTGCCAAAGAGGGCATGTTCGCAGACGATGACAACATCCCACAAGGTGGTATAGCCCAAGTCAAAGCCGTCGCGGACCAACTAGCAGAGTTCGGTCGCCATGAAGACGAGTACATGGTCCACGCAGCACACGGCGAAACAGTCATTCCGATGGAGGTTTTTCGTAAAAACCCGATTCTGAAAGAAAACATCTACAAACAAATGCGCGACATGGGCCTTGAGCCAGAGCGGTATGTTGTAGGTAGTGAGTTTAATTCTATCAACCCTGTGACCGGGCAACCCGAGTTTTTTCTCAAGAAATTATTCAAGGGCATCAAGAAAGTTTTCAAGGTTGTGGCACCGGTTGTTTTACAGGCGGTTTTGACTCCTATCGTGGGTCCAATTGCGGCGGGTGCGATAACTGGAGGTATAACCTCACTTGCACAAGGTGGTAGTTTCAAAGACGCTTTGAAAGCGGCAGCAATCGGAGGTGCAATCGGCGGTGTTACTAAAGCCGTTAAAGGTGCTGCAGGTGCCGCAAAAACCGGAGGCAATGTCTTAACAGGGGCAAAAGAGGGTTTTTTAGCTCCCAGAGGAACTGATCCATTTCTAGCTGGTATGACCGGCAAAGAGGTGGATTTTGCGGCGTTAGGAGCCGATGAGGTCACTCGTGCTCAAGTCGAAAAACAGGCCGCTGAAATCTTGACAGAGCCTGTCATACAGTCGGGCACCGCCGTTCAAGGCGGTGCCCCAAGCACTTATCCGTATGGTTTTGGGACAGGTGAGAACGTGACCACGCGAGACATTGGGGCGGGCACTGTGAAGACCGATGCAGGCACGACCACTGGTGCAACCATCGCTGACGCAACGGATGCAACTATCGAAGTACCCGGTATCAGATCTGGAATCGCCAAGCTAACGGGTTTTGGTGAAGCGGAGTTTGACCCGGTAGGTGGCCTCAAAGACATCTTTTTACCGGGCATGTCTCAAAGAGATACAGCAGCATCTCTTATTGACACAACTAAGTTCACACCCGGTACGCAGCCATACCGTGACGAGTTGAAAAGAATTTTGGCAGAGCAAGTAGTGCAGCCCAGTTTTTTCCGTAAAGTAGCTCCAGGTATCGCCGGTATACTGGCTTTTGACGCTTTGAATCGACAAGAACCCCAAGATTTCGACGTGGACGAGCAAGTCACAGGTTTTGATCTGTACAGACAAGATCCTTTCCGATACAGCGTTGGCACAATTCAGCCCAGACCGACTAATTTTAAGATTAAGACTTTGACGCAAGAGGACTTTGGCTTACCCAGCACTGGCAGCGTCTACCTTCCATACGCAGCAGAGGGGGGAGAAATAGATGAAAACATGTTCCCCCGTATGAATGGACCTATCGAGGGTCCCGGTACAGAAACATCTGACGATATCCCAGCTATGTTGAGCGATGGCGAGTTTGTTATGACAGCAAAAGCAGTCCGGGGTGCGGGTAATGGCTCACGCCAAGAGGGAATGAAGAATATGTATCAAATGATGAGTAATTTTGAGGCGAGAGCGTAATGGCTACCA